AACCAGGTGCAGACGACCGAGACGGTGGCGCATTCCGGATGCGCGGCCTGAAGCTGGTCGATCGCGTAGGAATAGTCGGTCTTCGACCCGCCGGGCGCGAAGTACGTGTTGATCGGTTTCAGCGCCACGGCGTTGGCGCGCTTCCCCTGATAGGCGACCGTGTCATAGGTGAATTCGCCGGTCGACGGCAGAAGATGGACGCCAAGCGCGTTCGCCACGTATTGCGCCTCAGCTCGTCGCGAGCCGCCGCAGGCCGAGATGCGCGCCGTGACGCACCGCTTCGTCGATCGACTTCAGCATCTCGTGGCTGTTCGACCGCATCCATTGAGACACCGAACCGGAATCGAGCGCCGAGACGTGAAGGTTGGTCGTCGGATGGATGTGCACGCCGCCGGCCGCGCCGCCTGATCCGGCGCCGCCCAGCATGTCGCGGAACGCGCTGGCCTGATCGGCGGGCATGACGAGCTCGTTGTGGTGGACGAGGGTCAGCATGTCGCTCGGAACCTGCCACATGCCGATGTCGGCCGAAGCGACCATGCCGACCGCGCCCATCACCGATGCCTGAGCAGCGACGGCGGGCGCAGCCGCAGCGGGACCCAAGATCGGCGCCAGGAAGCCGAACACGCCGGCGAAGGTCGCGGCGGCGCTGGTGATGATCGACTTGATGGCCGCGGCGACGTCCTGAAGAATGCCCGCGCTCGCCTCGCCCGCGCCGGCGGCCGTGCGCGCCGCAGCGCCAGCGGTCGTCGCCGCAGTCTTGCTCGCCTCGGCGACGACCCACTGAACGACCATCTTCTCGGCCCACTCAATGAACTTGATCGTCAGATCCTGGGCGATCTTGAGCGTCGCCTGATGCCAGTTCTCCGTTCCGGACAGCAGCCCGCGCAGTTGCGAATTCCAGGCGCCGAGGACCGAGTCGGCGATGCCCTGCATCTGCTTCTGGGCGTCCTCATTCGCCTTGACCTGCGCGTCCGCTTCCTTCTTGGCGATCGCGGTGAGTTCGTTGGCCTCGCGGTTGGCGATGGCGATCTTCTGCTGAGAGGTCAGTTGCGCGCTGGCCTCGGCCTTCTGGTCGGCGTCGATGATCGCCAACGCCTCGGCGTCGAGCGCAGCGGTGGTTTGCTGCAACCACTGCTGCATGCTGATCTGGTGCAGCTTCAGGGCGTTGTTGATCGAGTCGGTTGTGAGCGTCGCGTCGTTCCGGGCCGAGTCGAAGGCTTCCTGGAAAGCGCTCTTGACCGCCTCGGCGGCCTCTTTCGCCTGCGCCTTGACGTCGGAGAAATTCATCTGCGGGACTTGGGCCGCGGCCTGCGTACCCCAATCGGCGTAAAACGGCTTCTCGCTGGTCGACGGCGTGTTGACGAAGTTCTTGGCAGCCTCTTTCCAGCGCTGCCCCTGTTGGTCGAGTTCGGCGACGCGCGCGGCGACGTTCTTGTCAATCTCGGCGAGCTGAGACGAAAGCGGATCAGCGGCGGTGCGCCCGGCCGAGTCGCTCTTCAGCGCGGCGTCCCAAGACGATTTGATATGGTCGAGCTCTTCCTGAGTGAGCTGCCCGGCGTCCTTGAGCCGCTGGCCGATGTCGACCATGCTCCCGGCCCACCAGCTTTCGATGCCGCTGGTGAGCGAGTTGCCGATCTGAGCGCCGATCTCGCCGGGCCCCGCGTTGATGATCGCGATCATCTTCTGCCAGGCGCCTTCGACCTCGGCGCACAGCTTCATGATCTCGCTGGCGATCTCGGCCGCCGTCTCGGCGACGCGGGTCGCGCCGTCGCGAATGTCGCTTTCCTTTAGCGACTCCAGCAGTTGCGTGACCTTGTGGATGGCGAGGTCGATCGGCCCGTTGGCGACGTCGAACAGCTTGTTCGAAAGCCCCTGCCAGGCCAGCGACAGTTCGTTCAGGTCTTCCTTGGTGTGGGCGAACGAACCGGCCATCTCGTTCGACATCACGGCGCCGGTGCGCAGTAGGACGTCGTGGAGTTCGTCCAATCCCTCCTTGCCGCGATCGAGCAATGGAAGCAGTTCGACGAAGCCGCGTCCCAGCGCCTGCACCGCGGCCGTCTTGGTCGCGCCATCGGCGAAGCGAGACACGGACGCGGCCAGCATGTTCAACTGCTGGTCGACCGGCGCCAACGCCATGTCCTTGGCGTTCAGGTCCAAAACCTTCAGCGCCGCGGCGACGCGGCCCGTGCCCTGCTCCGCCTGGGCGAGCTGCGGCTGTAGCCGCTCCAGCGCCGTCTGCAGGCCGTCAAATGACGTGCCCGTCATGGTCGCCATGCCCTGGAGTTCGGACGCGCTCTGCGCGCTGATCCCGAGCTTCGCGGCCGTCCGCTCGATCTCCTCGCCGAGCTCGGCGCTGCCCTCGATCCAGTTCTTGAAGGCGTCGACCGTGAAGGCGACGCCGACGATCTCGGCAAGCCGGGTGAACGCCTCCCCCATGCCCTCGGCTTGCGACTTGGCGCCTTCGGCGAACTCGCCAAGTTGCGATTTTGCTTCGGTAATCGAGCGCTGAAGTTCCTCCAGCGATCCGCCGAATTTGACTTCAACGTCGTTGTTGGACACAAATCACCTCGGCGAAAGGACGTGGTCCAATGGGGGAAGCGATCGAGATCGCCCGTGCAGTGGTGCTTGGCGTGTGCGCCGCGGCGGCGCTGGGGAGCACGATCTATATGACCGTGCGGCTTCTCTTCCCGCGCCGACCACTCAGAACCGGCCGCCCGGCAGCGCCGCTTTAAGCGCGTCGAGAGAGACGCCGGCGGGAGGGGCGCTCTCTGCTCCTGGCGCGATCGACGCCGGCGGCGCTTTGTAGCCGGCCAGCGCCGCGCTGCTGACCCGCAACGGCGGCGCGCGTCGCCATTCGTCGTTCAGAGCCCGAAGGAACGAAAGGTCGATCTGGTCGAGGACGTCGTCTCGCGTCCAGCCAAGGTCGATGCAGAGGCGCGCGACGAGCCTGTCCCAATCGATCAGCTCGCCGCTTCGGCTTCCCCCTTTGGCGGTTCCTTCGCCTGGTCGGTGACCTTCGCCTGCGCCATGACGACGGTCAGCGCGTCGTTGATCTCGACGACGGTGATCGGCAGATCGAGCAGCTCGTCAAGCCGGGCGTTCGGATAGGCTCGCGTCAAGCCGGCGTGGATCACATGGAGCGCGACATCGATCTCGTCGCCCGACAGGGCGAGGCGCTCCATCAGGTCGAGCGCTTCGCCGGCCCCGACCGCCAGCTTGCCAGTCGCCGGATCGCGGGGCACGTCGGCCAGCGCCTCGGCGCGCCGATTGACGATGCGCAGAATCGCCGGCATGCGCGGTTCGATTTCGCGCGTCTGCCGGAGCATAAGGCGGGGGATGAGGAATTCCTCGCCCCCCAACCTGATCTTGCGCGCTTCCGAGAGCCCGACGCGCGGGTCTGTCGTCAGATCCATGTGTCAGCCTCTTACGCGGCGTCGGCGAAGTTGAGCTGGCACACCTGGCCCGCGGCATTGGCGAAGCAGGAAAAGTTGAACTCGGGGATCATGAAATCCTCGAGCTTGGTCCCGAGTGCGAGCTTGTCCGCGACGCAGGCGTAGAGCAAGAGCGAGAATTGCTTTCCGGTCGTCGGATCGGAGGCGAAGAGGTTGGCCGAGAAGGTGACCGACGGGCCAATGAGCTGGTTAGCGACGGCGACGCTCTCGCCGGTCGCCGAGACCGTGTAGGTGTAGCTGATCAGGACGTTCACGCCTTCGTCGGCCGCGGCAAAGGTGTAGACGCCCGCGGCGACCGAATACTGACCGACGGTCGGGCCTGAGGCGACCTTGGTGAGCGGTAGGCTGGTCGCCGCATAGACGACGCCCTGATCGGCGACGAACGTGGTGTGGTTGGTTGTCGAGTAGGTGAAGGGCGTCGAAGCCGGGATCGCCACCGCCTCGCCGAATTGCGTCTGCGTCACGCCGGGGGTCGGCGGAACGCCGAAGAACAACCGACCCAGCGCTTGGCCAGAGATCTTGGCGAGCTTCGCTTTGCCCGTCATCTTGCGCGTGCCGGAGCCGATCGCCACGGGAAAGTTGTATTGGCCGAAGAGCGACTTGTTCGTGGTAGAGATGTCGAGCGACACCTCCTGCGCCAAGCCGAAATTGACGGAAACGCCGTTCTGATCGGTGCCGATCAGCACTCCGGAGCCGAAGACGAACATGGCGAGGTCTCCTCAGGGAAGTCAGGGAAGGACGAGTTCAACGTTGACGATCGCGATCGCGTCGCCGTCGAGGTCGCCGGGATCGCGCACCGGAACCTCTTTGACCTTGCAGGAATGGACCGCGCCGCCGAGTGTCTGGCGCCCGAGCGCGAGATCGGCGCCGGCGGGCGCGAGCGCCGCGTCGATCGCATCGAGGGCGGCGTTGATCTGCGTCGAGCCGATCGTGGTCGGATCGCGCGCATTGAAATAGAGGAAGAGCCTCGCTCCGAGCGTCCGCTTGGGCGTTGCCGGCGACGGCCACGTGTAGCTGTCACGGTCGGACTCGCTTTGGAAGAAGGCCGGCCGGCTCTCCGGCGAAACTTCGCTCCACAGCTTCAGGCGTCGAGACTTGACGCCCCACGGATAGGCGGCCGAAACGGCGGCGAATAGAGCGGAAAAGGCGGCTTCGCGGCTCATGGCGCCACGCCCTCGCCGACCGCCTCGCGCAGGCCCGCGACGATTTCGCTCTCCATGTCGGCGAGCGATGAGCGCATAAACGAGCGCTCCGGCATCGGAATGTCGTGAGGGCGCGTCACGGGCGGCGGCGTCTTGAAGTTGGCGGCGGCCGCTTTCGAGATGAACAGCGCGCCCATCGCCATATCCTTAGTGACGATGTACGGCGTCCCGCCAGGGTGCTTGATCACGCCGCCGTACTCATGGATCGCCGCGTACTTGACGTCGCCGCTCGACGCCTCGCGGCCCATGACCGACGTCCCTTCGTCGAGCGTTTCCGAGAAGATCGACCGCCGCAGATCGCCGGAGCGGACGTTCAACACCTGGCCGGAGAGCTTGCCCTTGATCTTCGCCTCCAGCGCCAGGCGAAGCGTCGTCACCTTGCGCACCAGGGCGTCATGCACGCGCGCCGGCATGGCGTTCAACCGCGCCTGAACATGCGTGTCGTCGACCTGGACCGTGATCACAGCGCGACCCGCCGATAGGGCTGGATTAGCGCCGCAACGCGCGCCGTCGCCGCGCCGACCTCGTAACTGATCGTTTCCTGGCCGCCGAGCGACTTCGACCGCAGGCCGATGTGGTCGGCCGACCGGAAGCAATAGGCCGCCCATTCCATCGCCGCCTGCGCCAAGTCCTGCGGGATGAAGCCGTAAGTCAACAGAACGGAGGCGCCGGCATCCGCCGCGGCGAACGTGTAGACGCCGGGCGTCCCGCCGAGCGCATACTGGCCCTGCGCCGGGATGCCGGCGACCCTCGTCAGCGCTCCGCCCGCCGCATAGGCCACGCCGCCGTCGCTCGCCCATGCGCCAAGCGGCTGCGCGGCGGTGACCTGCCACGGGCTGGCGTTCGGAACCGTCGCCGCCTCGGCGCCGATCTGATAGCCGGCGGTGTAGGAGATCGCGATGTTCTGGACGCCGCGCCGGAAGCGGCCGCCGCGCAGGAAGAGACTCGCGGGGCGCGAGGGCGGGGTCGGATCGACCGCCTCGAGGACCCATCCCGCGCCGCCGGTCGGCCAGGACGGGAGCGCCGGCGCGGCCTGCTCTTGGCAGCCGTCGACGTAGAGCGACGAGACCGCAATGACCGGGAAGTTGCGGAGCGGAACGCGGTCGGAATTGTTGCCGTTCAGCGTCTCGGAATAGGAGGCCGGCAGGATGGCCGGCCGCTGCATCATCGAATAGATCGAGCGGCTGACCGACGAAACGAGCGGCGTGAGCATCGCGTCGTTCGCGGTCGTAGCGATCCCCAGCCAGGCCTTGAGGCTGGCGAGGGTGGTCAGGTCGCTCGCGGGCATGCTCAGACAGCCCCGGGCCCGGCGACGCCATCGTGCTCGTCGACGACTTGGATGCCGGCGCCCTCGAGCGTCTTCTTCGCCTCGCGGCACTTGACGCGCAGCTCGTCGTTGGTGATGGGCGGCATGACGGAGACGCCGGCCTCGCGCAGCCACGCAAACAGGCCGTTGCGGTTCATCCCGTCGAATTCGTCGACGACCGGCCCCGGCGCGTCGGTCGGGCCCTCGCCCTCCGGAGCGGCCGGCGGCGGCGCTGCGGGCGGCTCAACCCAATCGGTGAAGCCGTGGGAATGGAAGACGTCGAGCGAGTCCGCCTGCCCGACCTCGATCGAACCGTCCGCCGCGACCTCATAGAGGCGTCCGGCGTGCGACATTGACGTGCAGCCTTCCGGCGCGCGCAGCTTCATGGCGTCCTCTCGAAATAGTTGCGCCGCCGCATGAGCGCGGCGGCGCGGTTCGTTAGCAGCGGCGATCGGCCGCCGGCGGCAGCGACGGTCAGCCGTTGCCGATGTTGGTGATGATGCCGCAGGCGAACGGCGCGTAGGGCGTCATGACGCTTTCCGTGTAGACGCCGTATTCGCGCCGGCGAGTGCGGATCGGCCAGTCGACCCGGTAGTAATCGCGCCGAAGCTGGACGACGAAGGGCGCGTCGACCTCGTTGTTCTGATACCAGGGCGGCAGCCGCTCAGCGAACGCTAGCATCGTGCCCGGGGGCAGATCCGGATGAACCTTGAGCGGAATGTCGGTGCCGCCGTCGATGCTGAACGGGTTGTAGTACCAACGCACCACGCCGCCCGCCGAGATCTCGTAGGGCTTCGCGGCCGCGGCGTCGGCGGTCACCTGGTAGCGGACCAACGGCCCGGAGGCGTTGGTCAAGCACTTCGACGTGATGTTCTTCTGCTCTTGGGCGTTGACGTAGATCACCGTGGGGGTGAGCTTGTTGGTCTGCCACATCTGGAGCAGCATGTTGTCGATTTCGATCACCGAGCCGCGTCCCGAAGACGTGAGGAACGAGCCAGTGCCCGAAGTCCCGGTCGCCAGCGCCTGATAGTAGGCGCTGTTGGCGGCGTTGGCGCCGATCGACAGCATGCCGTCATAGGCCAGGCCGGGGTTTGCGGAGCAGTCGGCGGTGATGGCCGAAGCCGGCTGCATACCGGTGGCGAGCGGCGCCGAGATCGCCACGCTGTTGATCGTGGTGATCGCCTGGAGGGTTTCCGCACCCGCCGCGCCGATGAACCACGCGTAGGCGTAGGCGCCCTGGATCGCCGTAACGCTCGCGAAGAGCGTCTGTCCCAGGGTGACCGCCTGCGTGTTGTTCGGGCTCTTGTTCGACGACCCGCCGTTCAGCGTGTAGGTGTTGCCGTCGTTGCCGGTGATCGTCTTCACCGTCGCGACGCCGCCGGCGAGGGACGAGTTCGCGTAACCCTCCCTGGTCAGAGCGACGGCAATGACCGAGTAAGTCGTCGGAGCGCCGGGCAGCGTGCCCCCGGCGCCGGAGGCCGAGACCGTCGGCTGCGTCGGAGTGCCGAGCTGGACGGAGGCGTTGCCGCCGAGCAGCGCGCTCTCTTCCTTGCGCATGGTCTTCTGGAGCAGGCGCATGGTGATCGTGGCGTTGACGTCTTCGAAGCCGGCCGCGGCCGCCTCCGCTTCGAAGGTCAGCGTATCTTCCTCGCCGATCGTCACGTAGGGAAGCACTTTCGGCACGGCCGAATAGCTCATGCTCGCCGAGCGCTGGCCCTCGGGGATCCAGCCCATGGCGTCGAAGCCGGAGCCGTTGATCGCGAGAATCGAGCGCCACCGAACCGCGTCGCCGGGGTTCGGGCGCCGGTTGCGCGGCATCGAATTGCGCAGCGGCGTGATGGTCGGATAGATGTTCTTCGCCGGCGCCTGCAGGTCGTAAGCCGTCAGGCCGGTGGCGATCGAGATGCTTTTCGCCAGTTCGGAGTTGCCCGAGGCCAAAGCCTGCTTGAACAGCTCCAGCGTTTCGCGGGAGACGTTTTCCATCGTCATGGTTCCTGGTGTGGCGACCGCCGTCGTCCAGCGCGCGCTCAGAGCCGCTGCTGGCCCTCTCGGGGGTCGAAATTGATCGGGGTTGACCTTGTCCGTCAGGCTTTCGGAATGACGGGCACGGGGTTGGCGAGCGAGACCTTCATCAGGAACATCGCCCGCTGATCGGCCGACAGGGAGGCAAGATAGGCCTGCGCCTGCTTGGCGACGTCGTCGGGCGCGTCTCCGCCGCCCGCCGCTACGCCAGCGCCCTTGACGACGGCGATCACGGCCTTGGCCGGCGCAGGCTGCGCCTCCAGGTTCGCAATCCGCTTCTCAAGGGCTTCCGTGATCCCGGAGAACCGGGCCGCGGCGTCGCCGATCTGTTTCTTCAGCGCTTCGTTCTCGGCCTCGAGCGCCTTGGCGAGATCATCACCCTCGGCGCTCTTGCCGCAATTCTCCAGCGCGCACTTAGCGCCAAGGGCGGCGGTGTGATCGTGGATGCCTTGGATGCGCGCCATGTCCGACTTGGAGTTGCGCGCGCCGCGCTTCTCGACCTCGGCCTTGAGGAGGTCCATCGCGCCGGCGGCCGCCTCCAGAGCGTCCGGATCGTTGTTCTCCTGGAGTTCGGAGACGATGAACGCCTTGAGCTTGTCGGCGGCGGCGCGCAGCGCATCTTCCTGCTCCGGCGCGTTCTCCGTCTCGGCCATTTCCTTGCGGAGCAGGTCGAAAATCCAATTCAGCGCCTGCAGCGCCGTTCCGGCGTCCCACGCCTCCTCGCCGATGAACTTGGCGAGCGCGTTGCGCAGAGCGGCCTTGGCGACCTGGCGCTCGTCCGGCGCAGCGGTCTTTTCGATTCCCAGCTTCGCCTCGAGCGCGTCGAGCGCCGCGCTCAGCGGATTGGCGGCCTTCGCCATGTCCTGCTCGCGCATGCACTTGATCGCGTCGGCCTTGCGGACGTGCTCGTGGCCCTTGCAGCCGCAGGCCCAGAACTGACTCGGTTCATAGGTCTTCGCCGAGAGCGCCAGGAGGGCTTCGGTCGGCTCGATCACCTTCTTGGGATCGACCTCGTCTTCGTCCTCGCCTTCCGTCGAATCGGGATCGCGCTTCGGCTTGGCGTTGTCGCCCTTGCCGGCGGTCTGCGTCGCGGCGGCCTTTTCGCTCGCGGCGGGCGGCCCGTCCTTGTCGACCTTGGCTTTCCACGCGGAGACGATCTTGGCCTTGATCTTGTCGACCTGTTCGGCCGTGTAGGGCTTCTGGTTGTCTTCGGTGTGGATGTAGCTCCAGGCGGCGCGGATGTGCTTCTCGGTGTCGAGCGGATAGCGCTTCTTGCCATCGTCCTGATAGCCGGGATCGGCATATTCGACGCCGTCGGCGGCCTTGTCGATCCCCTTGCTCACGTCGTCGTCGGCCGGATCGGCCGCCTTGAAGGGGTGGCGCTCGACCACGCCGCCAGCTTTGACGATTTCGAACGTCGCCTCGGGGAGCGCGGGCAGGTCGACGAGCGAGATCTCGATCGGCTCCGCGGTGTAGCGGGTGAGCGCGGCGTTGTCGGGGTCGGGCCAGCGCTTGACGTACTTGCCGCCCTGCGAGAAGCCGGTGTAGACGCCTTCCTGCACCTTGCGCCATTCGTCGTCGTCGACGACCTTGGCGCAGACCTCGATCTGCTTCTCGCCATCGTTGAACGTGATGTCGGTCAGCTTGCCGGCGGCGACCTTGCCGTGCATGGCGCGCACGTTGCCGAGCGACTTGCCGCCGGTGCTCTTCGAGATCTCGGACGACCACGCCTCGAAATATGGCCGGGTCGAAGCATAGTCGCAGATTTCGCCGTCCCGGTCCGGCTTCTCGGCGGTGGCGACGCCGTAGACGATGCGCTTCTCGGCGTCGACCTTGGTGAGAGGGATGAACTTCTGCAGCGTCGACATGCGCGCGCTCCGATCTAGTTGGATTGTCCAGCCGTCAGGCGCTGGCCCCGGTGGAGTGATGAACCCAGCCGGTCTTAGAACCGGCGTAGATGACGAGCCCGCCGACCGTGGTGTCATTGAAGGAATTGCCGGGCTGAGGTTTCGCCGGCCGCGCCGCAGTCGCGCCGGATCCCACGACATTCAGCGACGATCCGCCAATCCAGCCGTTGTTCAGCAGGACGAGCGCGTCGTCGCCGACGACGGAGATCGCCGCGCCGGCGGCGCAGGAATACTTGCGGGTCGTTCCGGGGATCGTGAACGGGTTCGCCGCGCTATCGGCGGGCATGACGATTTGATTCGGCAGGCTCATTTTTGCCTCGCTAGCTCCGAAAGCGCCTTGCGGTCGCTCTCGTCTTGGTAGGGCCTCAGGTCGAGGTCGGGCGGGACGCTCTTGACGTCCTCGTCGTCGACCTCGCGGACATAGGCGGCGATCTCTTCGCTGTAGGCGGCCCAATCGCCGCCGAGCTCCGCGACGCGCCGGCGCTCGATCGGGTCGGCCCATTGCCGGTGTGCGACCTGGTAGGCGTCGCCGGCGTTCTGTCGGCTCCACTCGGCGAGCTCATGCCAGGGCAGCGTCTCGGCCGGCGCTATCCCGCATTTCAGCGTCTTCGGGATTCGCCGATCGATGTAGACGGTCAGACCGTCCTTAGAGCGGTTCGACAGGTAAGGGACGTCGTAGCTGCGATCGATCCGGGCCGCCGCGACAAGTTGTGCGGTCTGCTCATAGAGCGCGTCGAGGGCTTCCCGGCCTGGAGCCGCCGGCGAAGCCTTAGACATTGCCCAGCTAGCGACGAACTTCTCAGATTCGCCGGCGACGACGGGCGCTAGCGCGCATTCGCAGCGCGGGTGCGCCGTCGGCGCGGCGTCGCCGCTCGGGAAGTCGTCGTCCAAGTCGATCGGGCCGGCGTCGGCGTTTTTCTGGCAGGCCTCACAGGGATTGCCGTCGACCAGCCATTCCTTCAGGACGGCCACGCCATCGGCGCGCGCGGCCTTGTAGCCGTCGAGCGCGCCCTTGCTGTTGGCGTCGGCGATCTCGGTCTCGGCGATCAGCAGCGAGCGGGCTTCCCCGAACACGCCGAGACCGGCGACGGCGTCGGCAATCTCGGCCGTGCTCAGATTGCCGTCCAGCCCGTCCACGATCGCCTGACGAACCGCTTCGCGCGTCGTGTCGCCAATCTGAGAAACCAGCTCCGCAGCGTGATCCTCGGCCCAGGCCAAGGCGGCTTCGTTGAGCTGTTCGAACAGGTCGTCGCCAATGTCGCCGAGGCCGACCTGCGCATAGCCGAGACGCGAGGCGTCGGACGCGACGTCGGCGAGCGCCGCGCGCAGATCGTCGCTCTCCGCTGCGGTTAGCGCGAGGTCGAGATCGGCGACGACGGCGTCAATGTCGTCGCGACGGCGCTCATCCTCACTTTCCTCATCCGACGGCGCTTTCCCCAGCTTCGACAGGGTAGCCGTGACGCTTGCCGACGCCGACTTGGCCTGGCGTGCGAAGGCCTGCGTCCATGCCGCATTGACCGTGTTCGCGGCCTTGCGGGTCGCCGCGCGCGGGAAGGCGATCGAATCGAGACGGCGGAAAGGGGCAGCGGCTGCTTTGCCTACCCCCTGCTTCTTTCCCGACTGCGGCGGTTGGCCGTCTGCGACTTCCGCATCGGGCTTGGCTTCCGCTGGCGGCGCTTCGCCGTCGACGGGCGGCGGCGCGGTGTCGGCTTCCTCGACCGTGATCGGCGCCAGGCCGCCGACGACTTCGATGTTGAACTCGTCGCCGCCGTCGATCGCCTCGAGCCCGAGCTGATCGCGGCCTTCGTTGCGATTGATGACGCCGCCCTTGACCAGCGTCGTGATGGTCTGCGCCTGTTGAAGCGGGTCGTTCTCGTCCTGATCGTTGAAGGCGAATTCGACGTCTTCCTCGCCGAGGTATTGCTGAATGATCAGGTCGAGCAGCTCTTTGAGCCATTGCTTCGTCGGCTGAAGGCCTTCCTGCGTCGCCTGCAGCTTCAACGTCTCGCCGGTGGCGCGGTTGACCTGGTTGACGAACGGCGAGATCGGAACCGAGAAGGCGTAGCAGATGATGCGCGCCAGCCATTCGTCGTACTGATCCTTGAGCGGCGGTTGGCGCGCCTCGATCAGCTTGAACGTGTCGGGCATGAACTTGAGCCCGCGCCGGCGCGCCAGGTCGCCGACCATCAGCGCGTCGAAATAGTCCTGAAACGCCTTGATCTGGTCGACCGTGTACTCTTTCGGCAGCGTCCCGAACGCGTCCGGGACCGACCCCGATTTGTAGTATTCGAGGGTCGAGACATCGCGACGGAGCGCGATGTTCACCGTCAGGATGACTTGCTCGACCGGCGAGAAGCCGTAGCCGAGCGAGTGGACGCGCGGATTGCGCGGCGCATAGATCAGCTCCTCGGACGAGAAGTCGGCCGCCGGGACGCCCTTGAGGATTTGCTGATAGGCCGGGTCGGGCGGCATCGGGCGCCGGCCGTCCTGATTGATCAGCGGCTTGATCGTCGCCCCGTCGATCTGCTCGACGGCCCAAAGGCCGCCGCCGCGCGTCTTGCGCGGATAGAGCGTCACGGCGTCGGTGACCAGCAGCTCCTCGAGGATCATCCGCAACCAGGCGGAAAAGGGATGCTGTTGATCGGGCCGGCGCAGGAACGCGGCGACGCGGCGCGAGGCCGGGTCGTCCGCCGCCTTGGTCTTCTTGCCGCCCTTCTTCTCGTCACGCGGGCGCGCGATCCAATCGAGCGAGGCGATCTGATCCTTGCGGGTTTCGATCACTGCGCGCAGGAGCGGCAGGCTGTAGGCCAACCCGCGCAGATCGTCGAAGCTGACCGCCTCTGTGCCGCGCGGGATGTAGTTGATGTTGATGCCGACGGGAAAGTCCCATTGGCGTCCCTTGACCTCCGGCGGCGCCAGCGGCTGGAGCGGATCGAGCGGGCCGAACCAATTGTTCGGCGAGACGCCAGTGATCACGTAACGCGCGGCGTCGACCAGCCGGCCAAACACGGTCGGCTGCGTCGTCGCGGTGTCGATAGGCGTGATCTTTCCGCCGGCCGGAGGCATCGCGCGTCCTTGCTTGTCTCAGGCGTCAGAAGACGAGTTCGCCGTAGACGTAGACGTCGGCGGTCGCCGCCGCGCCCTGTGCGGTCGTCAGCGCGAGGTAGAGCTGGCTCACCGTCGCGGCCTCGACGATGTTCAACGCCAGGGTGAGGTCGAGGCTCTTCGCCGCTGCGGTCAGCGCCGAATAAGCCTGGGCCGCCGCGACGATCGCGTTGCCGCCCTTGCTCGCCGCGTCATAGACGCCGCCGGCTGCGGTGGTGAGCGAGATCGAGGCGTTGCGGACCGTGATCCGGCGCGGCTGCCACTTCACGCCGGCGGGCAGGTAGGGCAGCGCAACCGCCTGGTCGGTCGTCACGTTCATGTTGGCGCCGATCAGAGAGCCGAGCAGAACGTCGCTCGTCCCCATGCCGAAGAGCAGGCAACCGCTGTTGAGCAGATCGCGGACGTCGCCGATCGCGGCGTTGATCCTGCCCTCGGAATCGGCGGCGTAAGAAGTTCCGGAGAACGTCTGCCCCTGCCAATACGGCGCGGGCGCGAGCAAGCGAACCGTCATTTTCCATCTCCTTCACTGCGCCGCGCGCGCGGCGTTCTGTCTTTCCTTCAGGGCCGCAGCCTCGCTGCGGTAGAAATCGAGCATGCCGGCGCCGGTTGGCGCGGCGAGGCGACCGAACGCCCCCGAGCTCGCATCGACTTGGTCCTTGAACGAGCCGCCCGGGAAAAGGCAGAGCTCGTCGAGATAGAGGTCGTTCCAAGGGCCGCGAACGATCTGCACGTTGCCGGCCTCGCATTGCGCAGCGAACGGCTCAGCCCGGGTTTCCTTGCTCCCGGTCTCAGGTTCGGCGTGGACGACGAAGCCCGCCAGCATCGCGACCATGTCGCGCGCCTGCACCTTGCCCGCCTGGCCGGGGTCCTGCGGCAAGCTGATCTCGACGTCGCGACCGTCGATCGCCGCCGTCGTCTTGATCAGCGTCCGAACCGCATTGCCTTCGGCCTGCGTCGTGATGGCGTGGCCGACGACATAGCCGCCGGTCGGCGTCCGGCCGAGCTTGACGCCGGCGGTTCGCGCCGCGGTCCGACTCGCGGTGGCGGCCAGGTCCCAATGCCGAACCCACTTCGTTCCGGCCGGAACCTCGTTGTCCGAAATGATGCGGCTCTCAAACCACGCGCGCTTGAACATCCCGCCTTCGCGCGCGGTCGGCCGCTGCTGATACTGGCCCGCGTAGGCGTAGGAGCCCATGTCGCGCTTGAGCTGCTCGACGACCTTGCGCGGAAACCGGCCCGGGTCGGCGAGCTCGCCATCGGCCTGGCGAGGATCGACGAAGCCGATCGGCGTCGAGCAGCGCCGCTCCGGCTCAAATTCCATCGGCAGGCGCAGATGGACGAAGTCCATGCCGAGCTTGAGAATGACGCCCGACACGTCGTCTTCGTGCAGCCGCTGCATGATGACGACGATCGCCGACCGCTCCTGGTCGTTGAGGCGGTTCAGGGCGCCTTCACGGAACTTCCGCGTCGTCGCCTGCCGCTCGGCGTCGCTCTCGGCCGTCTCGGTCGAATGCGGGTCGTCGATCGTCAGCCGATCACCGCGCTGCGAGGTCAGCGACCCGAAGGCGACGCCCTCGCGCGTGCCTGTCGCCGAATTGGCGAAGCTCATTTCCGCGGTGCGCGTCAACGCGACGTGCGGCCAGAGCGCCTGATACCAAGGCGACATGATCAGATCGCGGCACTTCCGGGTGTCGCGCTTGACCGGGCCGTCGTTGAACGCCGTCGCGAGATGGCGCATCGACGGCAAACCGGCCGGGCCCCATTCCCACGCCTGCCACATGACGGAGACGAGCAGCGACTTGGTCGAGCCGGGCCAGGTGTTGCAGAGCAACCGCGTGATCTGGCCGCGCGAGATCGCCTCGAGGTGCTCGCAGATCGCGTCGACGTGCCAATTGTGGACGTAGCGCGCGGTCGGCTCGAGCACGTGCCAGGCCTCGCGCACGAAACCAGCGAGCGGTCGACAACGCGCGCGGATCTCGTCGGCGTGCAGCTCGACGTTGCGGCGATCGCGCTCCGCGGCGCGGCGGTCAATCTCCGCTTGGACTGCCGTCAGGGGCGGGAGATGGCGGAGCGAGCCGGGCGACAATGCTCGCAAGCGCTTTCAGCTCCTCATCCGACAGGTCCTTGAGCTTGCCCGGGTCGTAGACGCCGACGGCGCCGGAGTGCTCGACTTCCTGCTTCGGTTCGCGCCAGCCCATCTGCGTCTTCGTGTACCAAATGGCGGCGGTCATATTGGCCTTCTGCCATTCGTGCTTCGGGCCGCCGACTGCGTTCATGACGATCGAGCTCGCCACCATCGCGTCGGTGCGCGCCTTCGCGTTGTCCAGTTCCTCGCGGTAGTGCTTGCGGAGCGTCTTGGGGTCGAGGCTCATCGCTTCGGCGACCTGGTCTTCGCGATAGCCGGCGATGCGCAGCCACTTGACGAGGCCGCGCAGGCGGTCGTCGGGTTGGTGCGGCTTGCGGCCGATCAGGACCGGCGCGGGCGGATTGCGTTTCGACATGGAGCGCTACTTTGCCGCATTGGAGGAGATGAGTATTTCTCCCGAAGCTCGGAGTATTGGCCTCGACACCGTCAATCCTCTCCAATAGAGCGCATCACGCTCCGGAGACGGGGCGAGCAAAGGGAGAGATCGAATGGCCTCCAAGCGCCAGAATGACCGGTTGACCTTTGAGGCGAGCATTCGGGCCAACGCGGTCCGATACAGCGTTCAGCTCTTTCTCGGCCGCGGCCAATACGACCGGGCCGAGACGAACACCCTCGCCGAGGCGATCAAGATCGGCGCCGCCATGCAGTCCGCCCACCCGACCTGCCAGGCGCGGCCGCTCTATTACGCGATCGAGGCGTCCGGCCATTCGACCACGATCTCCCCCGACCAATTCAATGAGGAAATCAACATGATCAAGACTGCCGTCACGCCAGGCGTCACGCGCGAAACCGACGCCGCCAAGCGCGAGAAGAAGATCGAGGCCCAGCGCCGTTGGCGGGCGAAGAAGAAGGCGGCGGCCGCGCAACAGAGCCCCGCGCCGCTCGCGCCCGGGTCGGCCGAGCCGCCAAAGCCCGCGCCGGCTCCGCGTTGCGGCGTCTGCAAGGGCAAGGGCGCGGCGATCGCCGCTGCGCGCGAGGTCTATGGGGCCGGCGCGAAGATCGGCGCAGATTACAAGCTGCAGAAGACCGCACGCGGCGAATGGTACTGGGGCCCGATCGAAACCGATCCGCCGGCGCGCGAACGCTCCACCAGGTCGACCAGGACGGCGAAGGCGCCGACCGGCAAGCGCTCCGAGGCGTTGGCGTCGGCCGAGCGCGGCGAGATCCCCGCGGCGCCCGATTTCACCGCCGAGACGCATAAGCGCTGGCGTCAGGCGTTGGCCGGGGTCGTCGCGTTGGTCGACGCCGGCGACGTTGCCGGTCTGGAGGCGAACACGATCGAGCCGCGGTCGAGTTCCCGCGTCGCGATCTGCCGCTATCGCGACCACGCCATCGTCGCGCTCAAGGCTCGCGCGGCGCAGAAGGCCGCGGCCTGATCGCTTCTCGCCGGCTCAATCGATGCGGCTCGGCTCGTCCGGGCCGCTTTCGTCTTCGGCGCCATCGAACAGCGAGTCGTCGATCTCGACCGCGCCGCAGGCCTCGGTCGCCTTGCGCGGGTCGCCCTTGCAGAAGACGAGCACGTTCTGATGCGTTTTGCCGAGCTTGCGCGTCGAGGCGAACTGCTTGCCGGCGCGGATCGGCAGCGAGCCGGCGGCGGTGACGAGGATCGCCTCGTTGTAGAGCCGCGCGCCGGCGGCCTCAAAGGCGGCGACCGTCTCGCCGACGAAATTGGCGTAGAACCCGGCCTTGTCGCGATAGTCGCCGACCACGAAGCAGGCGAAGCGATTCGGCGCGAGCCGGGCGACCGACGCCGCGACGATCGCGCGATAGGCGGTCAGGAAGGCCGCGCGTCCCATCGTCGACAGGTCGGCCGGATCGTCGCTATAAACCTCGAGATCGCCGTACGGCGGACACGAGAAGACCAGGTCGGCCTCGACGTCCAGCGTCGGGATGACCGCCGCGCTATCGCCGACGCGCCAGGTCGGCATGACGCCGTCGATGCAGATGCGCTCGGCCTGCTCGCGATTGGCCGCGATCTGCTCGGGCCGCAAGTCAATGCCGACATAGCGCCGGCCGAGCATGGCGGCGACAATGCCGCGCACCGACCCACCCGCGAACGGATCGAGCACGAGACCTCCGGGCGGACAAAACCAGCGATAGGCGATCTCGCAAAGGACCGGGTCAAAGATCGAAGTGCCGGTCTGACCCGCGGACATCCCGCCCTCAAGGTCGCCCTCGGCGATCTTGCCCTGTACCCATTCCTGCGTACCGATCGCGCGAGCCGCGACCGCTCCAATGCGGCGGCTCGTGTCGTCGTCGGCGCCGATCGCTCCGTAAGGCGTCGCCAAAGCCTGACGGCGCGCCGCCCGTTCGGCCTGCTTGCGGTTATGCTCCGCCCAGCCGCCTCCGCCGCCGCCCGCCACTTGCGCGTTTGCGCGCCGGCGTCCGCCTTGCTTGCCCCCTGCCGAGTCGCTCCTGACGACGTGCTCGCCGCGCATCAGGTCCTGGCCGAAGCAGCGCGCCTTATCCTTCGACAATGGCTCGCCCCTTGCCGTCGCCCCGTTGGCGCTTCGAATAGTCCGCGGCCGGCATCGGCGAACCACCCGGCGTCGCTTTGGCTGCCCGTTCGGCTTTCTGCGCGGCGCGGATGGACAACAGGCCTGCGACGAGGTCGCGACCTTCATGCGGCGTATTTACCGCCGTGTCTCCGCGGCCCAATTCGCTCCGAATCCCGAGCGCCAGCCAGGCGCGCTTGCGATCCTGCCACCAGCCGTCGCGCGCATTCAGCACCGAGAAGGGGGCGACCATGAACCGTTCCGCGAGTGAACCCGCGCCGGATCGACCCGCCGTCTCGGCGTCGCCCGTCAGGGCGCCAAGCTCGAGCTCGTCGAAGCCGATCGGCGTCAGGTCGAAGTCGAGCGCCTGCAGGGCGTCCAGCTCGAGACGGAGCAGCTCGTCGTCCCATCCGGCGTTCAGGGCGAGCTTGTTGTCGGCGATGACATAGGCGCGCTTCTGCGCCTCGCTCCAGCCGCGCGCGACCATGCAGGGCACGGTCTCAATCTTGAGCTTCTTGGCCGCCAGGACGCGGCCGTGGCCGGCGATGATGCCGCCTTCCTCATCGAGGAGGATCGGCGTCGTCCAGCCCCATTCCTTGATCGAGGCGACGAGCTGCTCGACCTGTTCGGCGCTGTGCGTCCGCGCGTTGCGGGCGTAGGGAACGAGTTCGGCGACGGCGCGGCGCTCTACTTTGTCGGCCGGCCAGCAAGGCGAAATAGTGCGGCAATTCGACGCTGCCCCGCTCTCTGAGCGGGACGTAAACCTTTGTTGCATGACGGAAAGCCATCTTCGTCCCGCCGTGGTGCACACGGTGGCGGGATGGCCGAGGTTTCGGCCAAGCTTCGGTCATGCGCGCTTACCTCGCGCGGCTTGGGGCGTTGGCGCGCCCCAGCTCCGGCCCATTTTCAGGTCGGGGATAGTCTCTCCGGATGGAGTGCTTCAGATCCCAATCGAGGCGATCGGGGAGACGAGTCGTCGCGCCCTCAGGCGCTCACGAAAGAGCAGCCGGGGCGATCTTTATGTGCGGGAATAAGCGGACGATGGCCCGGCGGCATTCACAAGGGCCTGGCGATGCGTTGGACGATCGCGGGACATTCTTGAAATGTCTCGCGTATCCTCTCTTTCTGAGAGATCGAGCCGTCGGAAGGTTCGCTTCGTGCGCCGCCTTCGGGGAGGTCGCGCCGAGGGCGCTCCCGTGTCTGTCCCCTTCGCCACCCGTCGAGGTCAGGGCGACCCCGGAGCCTTGTGGAAACAGGAGGGCGCGCGGAGAAAGACGCTTTTCAGCGCCAAGGTCAAGAGCGCTATTTGCGACGCGCCCGGCCCTTATGGGGACTTCCCTGGCGCGGCAAAAACGCGTTGGAAAAACCGTCGTCGGGATCGCGAGACGGATTGACGAGATTTCGAAGCTTGCTCAGGGCGGCGAATCATCGCGACGCATCTTCGCTGAGCGTAGCGCTCAGATGCCTCAAAACCGGGGGAAAGTGAACCGGTGAATTTTGCGGCCCGGCAAGGGCGCGACGCAACCAATTGAGAGCGAGCGCAGGCGCGCAATTTTACCCGGCTGAGTGCCTATCGAACGACGATCCCGCGGCGGTTGAGCGCGCCGGAGACGAGCGCGGCGGCCTCTTTGCGCCAGGCGTCGAGGCGCGTCCGGGAGAAGCACTTTCCCGGCATGACATCGCGGCGGCGAACCTTGATCGGCTTGACGGCATCGCCGGCGGCCTCGATCGCCCGCTGGGCGCGAATGACCGCGTTGGCGCGGATGTTTCGGGCGTGGTCGGCGTCGCGGGCCGCCTCGAGGCGGGTGTTGGCCCAGGCGCAGGGTTCGGCGACGACGTCGCGCCGGCGGCGCGCGCGCAGGTCGTCTTCGTCGGCCTGCCGGACAACCACCAGGCGATCGGCGCGCAGCGCGCGGCGGCGCAGAACCTTGGCGATGTCGAGCCGGTAGGCGTGGCACAGCGCGAAGATCTGGAGCGCGTCGGCGTGCATCGGCTTGTCGCCGAGGAAGAGGACCGCCCACTGCAGCGCTTCTTCGGCGCGCGAGTTCTCGTCCGCGGTCGGCGGCGCCTCACGCGCGGCGGCCTCGCCGGCGCGGCGGTCGCGCTCGGCCATGATCTCGTTGACGCCTTCGTCGACCAAGAGCCGGGCCAGGCGCTCGCGATCGAACAGAAGCGCGGCGCGGATCGCCTCGGTGTCGACGAACTCCTCGAAGTCCTGAAAGATCGTCGGCCAGATGCAACCGAATTCCGTTGGCCCGACGCGTCCGGGCCAGCGGCGAAGGACGGCGAACGCCTCGATCAGGCGGGTTTGGACGTGCTCCGGCGTCCAGAGCCGCGGCGGCGCGTCGGGGGCGACGCCGCGGAACGCCTCTTGCCGGCTGTTCAGGTCGGAGAAATCGGCGACGTCGGGTTGATCCATTCAGCGCCCTCGCGGCGACGCGGGCGCGCGCGGGGCCCGCGGCGGCTCGGCGTCGAGCCCGTAATCCTCGGCGAGGATCTCGCGCAGCTTCACGAAGGCCGCGGCCGCCTGGCGGCGCTTGTCGGCCGAGGCGCGCGGCGCAAGCCCGGCCTCGACCATGTCGAGCTGCACGTTCAGCACCAGGCGCGAACCGGGCGCGCTGGTCTGCCGGCCGCCCGGCTCGCCGCCGTCGCGACCAATGTATTTGTCGGCCAGGCGCTTCCCCGTCAGCCTCTGCGAAACCGTGAGCATTTCGGAGCCTCAGACCCTCAGAACGGAATTTGGTCGGCCTCTGACGGAATATCGCCGCCTGTTTCCGGAAACGACGCCTGTCGATCGACCTCGGCCTTGTCGACCATCGCGACCCGCTTCGACGTCCGCCAGACGTGGTCGCCGTCCATGCCGATGATGCCGCGATTGCGCAGCCGAACCGCGCCGTCGTCACGCGCCTTGCGGCACTTGTCGCGGAACTTGGCGTCGTCCTTGTCGTCGCCCGGCATGGCGCGGACGATCTCGTCGAGCCATCGCTTCATCGTCGCGGCGCGCCGGCCGTGCGGGGCGCGGACGTCCGGGGGCGGGTCGACGCCCTCGCGCTCGATCAGCTCGTGAAGCGCCCGCATGACGATCGTCAGGTTGCCGCCGAGAATCGACCGGCCGTCCGCCGTCATCTGCGCCTTGCGGGTCTGCGCGGCGAGCGCGGCGTCGTGCATCTCGACGCCCTCGATCGAACCCTCATAGGCGCCGGGCACCACGTAGCAGGCCGTCACGGCGTCGCCGTCTTCGTCCCGACCGACCTCCTGTTGCCGGAGCCTGAATTCGTGCCTCTCGCCCTTCGGGCCGGCCTTGTTGCGCGTCACGGTCCATGAGTTCGGCGCGCCGGCCAGCGCCGCCCGGATGAAGATCTCGGCGTCGTTGTCGGCCGTCACGGAGCTATGACCGCGGGCGCGCTCGGCCCCGCGTGGCGTGTGGTGCACGGCCCCGACGGTGCAGCCGGTCTGCTCGCGGATCAGCGCCGAGTTGCGGATGAAAGCGCCGACGTGCTCGGGCTTGGTGTCGTCGCCGCCGGCGAGCGCGCGATTGAAGGTGTCGACCGCCACAAAGTCGACCCCGCATCCGAACTCGCCGCGGAAGTACGTGTCTATGTTCTTGATATCCGCAATTAATGTCTTTGCGTCGGCGTCGCTGCTGCGCATGTCGATCGCGGTCGGAACGAGCCAGACCGGAAGCTTGAAATCCGGCGGAAGCCCCTTCGCGACCAGCCAGGCGTGAATGCGGATCAGGAAGTCTTCCTGCCCCTCGGCGGCGATGAAGACGGAACCGCCAGGCTTGAACTTGCGGCCGAACCATTCCCGCGGCGCCCGCGCGTCGACGATCGCCAGGGCCCGCGTCATGACGAAGTCCAACATCAGATAGGACTTGCCGCAGCCGGGCTCGCCGATCGCCAGAAACAACGTGTGGGCGAGGAAGACGCCTTTGAGCAACCAATCGCGCGTCGGGCGCCCGGACATGAAGTCGTAGACGGCCTTGCCGCCGAAATGAGGCTTGAACGGCCCCGTCATCAGCGCGACGGTCTCGCGCTCGAAGTCCTCAAACGACGTGACGGGCGGGATTTCGACCGGCTCGCCGGCGGCGGCTTCGGGATCGTGCGCGTTCATGCCGCCTTCCCCCCGACCGGGCCGGACAGGAGATCGACAAACCAGAACTTTTCGACCTTCCGCAGATCGACGCTCGCCACGTTGTCGACGATGAACCGCCGGACGTCGCGACGATGCAGGCTCCAGTTCCGCCCCGCGCCGAGCGTCTTGTCGCCATCGATGCGCGAGGCCTTGAGCCAACCCTTGTCGATCCACCCGGTGACCGTCTTGCCGTCGACGCCGAGGAGCTCGGCGAGCTGGCGCGCCGAGTATCGATCCTCGTCGCTCCGGTCGGCGCCGATGCGTTTGAGCTTGACCTTGATCGCGGTCTCGGTTCGCGTGAAGCCGGCCCGCGCCAGCCGGCGTTTCAACGCGGCGAGCGACAGGGAGGCGTTTTCCCGGACGATCGAGAGCTCTTCTGGCGACCACGTCGGCTCCTTGAAGCGCGGCGAAACCAGGCCGAGCTTGCGCGCTCGGACGCTCACCCACCAGCGCGGCCGGCCGACCGCGGCGGCCAGGCGGTTGATCGCGCCCTTGTCCGGCGCCGAGGCATAGACACGGCTGATCGCCGCGTCGATTTGGTCGCTCGAGCTCCATTGCTCTCTTGGGCGATTCCGGGCGGAAGTCGATGGGGACGCGAGCCCGAGGTTGTTCGCGTGCCCATAGATCGACGACGCCGACCGCCCGGGCAGCGCCTTGAGCGCGGCGGGAACGCCGCCTGTCGGATAGACCTCGCGCAGGACGCGCTCTTCCCGGCTCGTCCAGAAGCGCCGCGGGCCGCGACGTTGCTCGCCGACGACCGGGTTGCGCCGAAGCAAGTCGGTGACGCAAAAATCGCCAGTCGGGAGGTCGACGTCGTTCAAGCCACCCTCTTCAGTTCCGCCCACTGCGCCAGCGCGACTTCGTCGAAGTCTTTGCCGGGCGGGCTCATCTGCAGCGTGACGAGCCGCCCTTCGGCGCGGAACCGTCGGGCCGCCGTCAGCGCCTTGGCGCGCGTCATGATCGGTTCGGAGGTCGAGTCGACGATGATGATCACCGACTTGACGTCCGGCGGGAGGATGACGCCGGGCCGCTCCATGTCGGGAATGCCGTTGCCGACCTTGACCGGCCGCCCCGTCTCCGGGTCGCGCGCCGTCGGGTGGTCGACCGCTCCGGTGCACGATCCGGCCAGGTTGCCGAGCGACAACGCCGAGGCAATCGTCACGTCCTCAGGGCCGCAGCCGAGCGCGTGCCAGCCGAAGGTCTTCTCTATGCCCTCGCCGATGCAGAGCGTCTCGCCGATCATCCCGAGGCGGACCATGCAACCCTTGACGTCGCCCCGCATCTTCTTCGCCCGGTTGCGGGTCACGTCGCCGATCGGCTTCCATTTCTCGGGCCGGTCGGCCTTCATGTACGTCTGATGCACGCCGGTCGCTACGCCGGCGACGTTGCGGGCCGGCGCGACCATGGCAGGCAGCGTCGCGAGGAGAACCTTCGGCTGCTGGTGCTTCTTCGGGTCGAGATCGGGGCGCTTGGCGAAATACTCGGCCGCGGTCTCGGCGTAGCCCCAATAGTCGAGGTCGGGGACGAACTTGAGATCTCCGGTCAGCCGACGCGACGGGACCTGGCCGAGACGCTCGCGCAGGTAGGCCTCCACCTGCGTCCCGGCGCCCGGAACGGCGCGGCGCAGAACATCAGCGACGGCTTCCTCGTCGCGCCGGCGCTTAGCCGCCGCTTCCTCTTCGTCGAGGCGGCGCTGATCGGCGAGTCTGGCCTCGCGCTCGGCCCGCGCCTGTTCGCGCTGCGCGCGTTCTTCCGCCGTCTCGTCATGCGATCGGTCGGGGCGATTCTCTCCGGTGACGATCTCCACGGCGTCGACGAAGCCGCATCCTCTCGCGTGCATGACGAGATCGATGACGCTGGCGCCGCCTTCGGCCCCGCGGCAATTCCAGACGCGCAACTTGGTGTTGATCGAGAACCTGTCGGTCCCGCCGCAATTGGGACAAGGACCGACCCACTCGACGCCGGAGCGTTTCAGCTTCGCGCCGAGCTTCTGCGCCACGTCAAGAAGCGGAACCGCGTGGGCGCGGTCGATCCAATCCTGCCAGGCAGACGATTGAGCGCTCACGGTGTCAGACCTTTGCAGTCGTCGCGAGCTGCTGATCGCCGATTTCGCGCCTGATGGCGTCAATCAGTGAGCCGAGAACGCCATGCGGCTCGCCGGCCTCGCCGCGCAGGAGCGCCGCCCCGATCTCGTCGAGGCCGGCGCCATGCTGGAGCGCGAAGGACAGAACGATCGCGGCGTCATGCGCCTCGATGTCCGTCTGCGAGGTCACCTTCTCGCCATCGACGAAGACCTCGCCGGGCCGTCCGTCGGGGTAGAAGCCGACATGCGCGGTGAAATCGAACGCCTGGCCGGCCGGCGTAAGGTGCGTGAAGCCGACGATCAGCGCGGCGCGACGATCGGGAAGGCGCTCGCGGGTCATGATTTGGCTCTCCCGGCGCGGCGTTGCGCCAGAGCCGAGCGGCCCGGCTCCGGATCGCCCATCAGCGCGCCGGTGAGAATGCGGACACCGCGCATGCTGGCCGGCGGATCGGGACGATAGTGGAGGTCCATTCCGCCCGTCGCCGCGAACAGCGGCGGCGCCACAATGGCTTTCGGGGCAAGCGCGGCTGGCAGGGAGGTCGGCGCCGGCGCGGGCCTCCTCTCGGTCCTGACGCGCTGAAACGCCGCAATGGCGCGGGCGGCGTCGGAGATCCTGGGCGGCGCCGGGGCCGTCTCTGGTTGACAGATCGCGTCGGCTTTCGATTCAGGTTGCGCGGGCGTCTCGGCAACCTTCGCGCCGACGTAACTTTTTTCGACCTCATTTGAGGTCGGGAAAATTATCGCGGGCGCTTCTGCAGGCGCGGGGACCGTCGCCTCGACTGCGATCGCCGGGACAAACGCTCTGATCGGAAGCCGCGGCAGGTCGATCGGCGCGTCCGGCGCTTCCGGCTCCGGCGGCTCCTCCTCGTCGTCGATCGGAATGACGCGCGTCGCCGTCTCCGCTTCGGCCGCCGTGACCGGCGCCCATCCGGCCGCCGCCCTGACCCGCGAGAGCTTGTCGAGGTCGAACCATTTCAGGCCGGCGCGGTAGAGAACGGCGGCCCGCGCGCAGGCCGGCAGGTTCGGCGACTTGGCCCCGACCTTGGCGGCGATGACGGAGCGCGGAATTCTCGGGAACTGATGCGCCAGCGCCATGAACGCATAGATGCGCGAGCGCGGCGCGAAATCACCCTCGGCGACCTGGACCGGGTCGTCGCCCTCCTCGAGCGCGGCCGCGACGATGACTCGCGCAATCTCCTCGGCGCTCGGCCACGCCGCCGCGGTCGTCATGGGGTCGCCCCGGCCGTGGCCGCGTGGTCGGCGCCGAGCTCGATCCCGCCGGCGGCGCGCGCCTCGGCGATCATCGCATTCGTCACGCCCGGAGGTTTGACGCGCGGCGGCACCGGACAGCCTTCCGGCTCGCGCAGCGTGTAGCCGCGGCCCCAGATCGTCTCGATGTAGTTGCGGCCGCTCGACGCCTCCGCCAGCTTCTTGCGGAGCTTGCAGATGAAGACGTCGACGATCTTGAGCTCCGGCTCGTCCATGCCGCCGTAGAGGTGATTGAGGAAGCTCTCCTTGGTCAGCGTCGCGCCTTTGCGCAGCGAGAGCAGCTCGAGCATCTGGTATTCCTTGCCGGTCAGATGCACGCGCTGGCCGCCGACATCGACAGTCTTCTGTTCGAGATTGACAACCAGGTCGCCGGTGACGATCGTCTGCCGCGCGTGGCCCCGCGAACGACGGACGATGGCGTAGATGCGGGCGATCAGCTCGTCCCGATGGAACGGCTTGGCGAGGTAGTCGTCGGCGCCGAGGCCGAGCGCCTTGACCTTGTCCCGGACCTCACTCAGGCCGGAGACGACGAGAACCGGCGTCATCACCTTGGCGTCGCGGATCCGCCGCAGCACATCAAAGCCGGATATGTCCGGCAATCCGAGATCGAGCAGAACGACGTCGAAATCGTAGAGCGCGACCAGGTCGAAAGCCTCCTCGCCGAGGCCGGTGGCGCAGACGCTGAAGTCTTCGGCGCGCAGCATCAGATCCATGCTCTGAGCGACCACCGGATCGTCTTCGACAAGCAGGACGCGCATCAGGTCGACTCCCGCGCTGAAGTGTTTCGTTTGACGTGCAACTCGCGGCGAAGGACGTGTCCGTCGTCGTCGAGAAATAGGACCAAGGCGTCCTCGAGCGTCTGTTCGCGCGTCGCGCCATAATCGCGGGCGATCCGATCGAGGGCGGCGACGCGATCCTCGGAAACCCAAACGAACAGCCGGCGGGCGAACGAGCGCGTGGCGATCGGCAGGCCCCAGCGACCGCAGACGTTGCGAACCGCTTTCGGGCTGCGGCCGACTGTGGCCGCAATCTCTTCGAGCGTCGCGCCTTCAAAGAGGAAGCCGTAGATCGTGCGGGCTAGCCGCCTCGCCGCTTCCTTGCGCTCGGCGGCGCGCTCTCTGGCGGCTTTCTGGGCTTCCCTGGCGGCCTGTTGATCCTCGGGCGCCAACGACGCCATCGCCTCGCGCTTGGCCGCCACGATTGTTCTCTGCCAACGGGGGAGGCTTTCAAGCGGCAGCGGCATCGTCGCCCTCCGCTTTGAGAGTCGGCGCGGCCGCGCAACCGCCCTGCCCCTCGCATTCGAGGATCAGGACCGAGCGCGCGACGTCGGCCGCGAGGATGACGGTCGGCGCCGGCTTCTGGCCGCGCTCCTTGGCCTGCTCGCCAAGTTTCCGCATCCGGTCGATGAGCTCGGCCGCCGCGCAGATCGAATGGTGGATGGACGCGCGGCTCTCGTCCCACGCACCGGGGCGAAACGCCTGCTCGACGCTGCGGATGCGCTCCGCTTCGTCGCGCAGCGAGTCGGACAGCTCGGCGAGAACGTCGCCGCCGGGCATCGTCCTGAGAGCGGAGAGGTCGAGAAGAAGGGAAGTCATGCCGCCGCCATTTCGTGCTTGAGGCGGCGGATGTGCGAAGCGGCGGCCTCTTCGCCCTGGTAGGCGGCCATCTCCAGGAATTCGTCCCAAAGGTCGACCGGAACCCACTTAGGGATTTCGACGCCTTTGGCGCCGGCGCGCGCCGCCTTCATGCGCGCCCGCACCTCCGGATCAGCCAAGGCCTTCTTGCTGGCCTGCGACATGCGCGCCCGCACCTCCGGATCAGCCCAGGCCTTCTTGCGGGCCTGCGACATGCGCGCCCGCACCTCCGGATCAGCCAAGGCCTTCTTGCTGGCCTGCGACATGCGCGCCCGCACCTCCGGATCAGCCAAGGCCTTCTTGCGGGCCTGCGACATGCGCGCCCGCACCTCCGGATCAGCCCAGGCCTTCTTGCGGGCCTGCGACCTCGTGGGCAGCGGAATCAACTCCTCGCCGGCCCAACGGATGACCGTTGTCAGCGTCACACTGAGCGCGCGCGAGATCTCCGTCGCGGTCGCCCCGCCATGCGCCAGCTCACGCAACAAAGAGATCGTCTCGGCCGACTTTTTCATCGCGCCCTCGCAACTGCCTTGGTTTTGAAGAGAGAGTCCGCGTCGCCGATGTCGACGCCGCCGATCGTCGTGGCGACGCGGTGCTGCATCATCGGCGTGATGACCGGCGCCAGGTTCGGCGCGAGCTGGCAGGCCGCCCAATAGAAGACGCAGCCGGCGTCCGACTCGTCGCGGTTGTTCGGGCCCCAGCCGATCGCCTTGCACATTTCGAAGCTGCGGCGCTTGCCCTCTGGACCCTTCAGATTTCCCGCGCCGACGAACGCCTTGCGCGCGGTCTGGACGTTGACGCGGAAGTAGCGGACGCCTTTGACCTTGGCCGCCGCCGCCAGCACGGCCCAAAGGCCCATCAGGCGGATCGTTGTGTCGGGATTGGTCGACAGGCCGAGGCGTCCGGTTTCCGGATCGACGCGCCCCATGAAGGCGGCGGGATTGACCGGCGCCTCGACGCAGACCGCGTCGGGCCGATCGACTTGGAAACGTTCGACGACCCAGCGCAGCGCGCGCGCGAAGGCCTCCTCGTGATCCTCGCCGTCGCGCGCGAAGCGCAGCGAGTAGAAGCGCGGCGCCTCGCCGACGCGGCCTTCGCAGACGCCGGTTTTGGTGGCGATGTCGAGCGCGAGAATCAGAGGAGGGTTGCCGGACATGAAGCGTCGCCCGCGCGGTCAGTTCGCCAGCGGCTTGATCCCGCCCTTGAGACGCGCCGCGTTCTCGGCGACTCGCGCGGCCTCCTGCTCGCGAAGGAAGCGCGGCCGATCGTCCGGAGCCTCGCCGTCGATCAGGCTGTTGAGGGCGTCGCCGCCGCTCTGAGCCGGCGCCGCGCTCTCCCCGCCGCCGGCGGCCTTGCGACCGCCCCGCTTGCGCGCTGGCTTCGCCGGCGTCTCCCCTTCGGCTGCTTTGACGGCGGCTCCTCCCAACCCGGTTCCGGCGAAGTCGCCAAGCGCCTCGCGGATTTGGTCGGCCAGGTCGACCGTCTCCTCCTCGGCGTCGTCGACGAGCGCCTGTTGCTTCCGGTCGAGGTCGCGGCGCTTGAGCTCCAGCTTGAGCGCTTCGATCGGCAGACCGGCGTCGCGCGCCTGCTGGATCCAATCGGACTTGCGGTCCCGCGGCGCCTTCGCCTTGGCCGCGTATTCCATCTTCAAGCCGAGCAGCTCGGCGTCGCACTTCTCGATCTCTGCGACGAAGCGCTTGGCCTTCGTCTCGTCGATCATGTTTGTCGCTTCCATCATTTCGATCTTCCCTTTTCGGCCTCGGGAGAGGTTTCGGCGTCGTCGACCATGACGCTCGCGATGTCGTCAGCGATGCTCTGGACGATGTCGTAAGCTTCGCGGCGGCTGATCTTGGTGACCGCGCCCGCCACCGCGCCGGTGACGATCGTCTCGAGGACCGCCTTCGCGCCGGGATAGCCGGGCGCGGCGCCGGTGATGCAGCACAGGGCGCAGTTTCGCCGCAGCATCGTCAGCCAATCGGCTGAGCTGATCTCAGGCATAATTGCTCATCCTGAGTCTGCGAGCGCCGGCGTTGTAGGCGAGCGCGGCGTGAGCGGCGCAATAGGGGCCGGTCCCGTCTGTCGCCGCGCCGCAGTAGCGGAAGTCGTCGGAACCGATCTCGCCATGCGGCCAGCGGCAGTCGCGACTCGCGAGCTCGAGGAGCGTCTTACCGCCGTCGATCTTTTCGAAGCGGCGCTGCGCCGCCTCGCCTTCCTTCCGCATCTGCTCCATGCGCGCCGCGCGCTCGGCGCTTCGCTTGGCGTCGCGCTCGGCGTCCGCCTGGCGCTTGCGCGCGAGATTGCCGGCCTGCATGTCGCCCTGACGCTGCGTTGGCGGCGCAACGGCCGCCTCGGTCGAAGGTCTCGCCGGCGCCGGCCTCAGACCCGTCAAACCGAGGCGATGCAACTTGCCGATGACGGCGTTGCGAGTGCAGCCGCCGCCGAAATCGGTCGCGATCTCGGTTGCGGATCGGCCATGCAGCGCCTCGGATTTCAGGCGCTCAACGTTCTCGTCTGTCCAATCGAACATCGCGGCCCCTCAGTCGTTGATCCACGGGGCGACGAGCTCAGCGGCTTTGATGAGCCCGCTGCAGCAGCGGAGAATCGCTCTGGCGAGACGCGTCCGGACCTTCCTCCCCCAATCGCGCCTCGATCCGTGCCAGTCGGTCGAAGATCTCTCGATATTCCGCCCTGAGCGCTCGCTCGTATCCACCCTCGGCCTCATCCTGCTTCACCCGCGCCGCCGCTCGCAGCGCATCCATTTCGGTGGCGAGGATCGCCCTCGCCTCGCCGTACCAAAGCTTCCGCGCCCGACTGAACGTCAGGCCGCAGCGCCTCGCCGCGCGCCCGATGAGAGCCTTGACGCTCTCTCCCGGGACCGGCGGCGCGACAATCACGCGCAACAGACTCGACGCTTCCGACTCGACGCTCACGACGCTTTCCTCACGCTCGGACGATTTGTCCCCCTACGAGGATTTTTCCTGTGCTCTCTCTCGGTCAGAACGACGGAGGGGAGCGGTCATGTTGCGTACTCAAGGCTCGCCTGGCGCTTCAGGAAGCGAACGCGGGATGCGGCTTCCTCCTCGCCAAGCTCCGCAGCGAAATCGAGGAACTCGACGCGCAGATCGGGGAGAACCCATGTGGGGATCACGACCCCGCGGATGCCTCTTCTCGTGGCCATCGCGCGCTCTCGAAATTCGGGGTTGTCGTTGATGGCCCTGAACCGAGCGTCTCGCTCCGCGGCAAATGCGGGATCGAGATTTCGCAACGCGAGCATCGCGGCGCGTTGCGCGACGAGCTCCGGATCGGCATTGACGGCGCGCAATGTCTCAGACGCCCGTGCATTTCGCCGTGCGACGAAATCAGGATCGGTCTCGCGAAGTCGTATGCCGGCATTGCGCCGGCGGATGAATTCGGGGTCTGCTTGCCGTTGCCGAAGCCCGTCGGCGAGGCGCCTGGTAAAGCCAGGGCGGGCGTGCATTGCCTTCAGCCGGGCAGAGGCGCTGGCAGCGAGCCGCGCCGCGTACTCCGGATCGGCATGCTTGGCTCGCGTTGCCGCGGCGCGCTTCGCGCAGAACTCTGGGTCGGCGTTGAGAACTCTCATCCGCTTCGCAAGAGCAGCGCGACGCTCGGGAGTCAGACAGCGTCGTATGCCGGCTCTCCGCTTCTCGGCTAACTCGGAGCCGGCGTTGAGAGCCTTGAGCCGCTCCGCGCGGCGGCGGCGCTCCTGGCGGCTGATGCGGCGAGGCTTGCCGTCTTTTCGGACACCGCGCGTCATGCCGCGGCCTTTCCGCGACGCGCTGCGCGCGCCCGCTCGGTCCGCAGTGCCCGCGCTTGGATCCTTCGCTGCTCGGCGTCCCACCAATCGGTCAGGAGGCGTTCGGCGAGCTCTTGCGTGGGAGCGTGGAACGCCAGCGGCAGATAGCCGCCCTTACCGTCGCGGAAGCGGCCGACCCAGGAGACGAGCGTCGGCGCGGTCGGCGAATGAAACGTGTCGATTATTGGCCGCGCGATCATGCCCGGCCTCCGGCGCGATCGCGCTGCGCGGCGGCGTAGCCGTCGTGGTAGCCGCGGTCGTATTCGGAAAGGCCGACGACGTGGATGGCGCGCTCGCCGTTCGGCTTGCGGGTGATCGCGCCGAGTCCCTCAAGCGCGACGACGATCCGCGAAATACCGCTCTTGGCGCGAAGACCGAGATGAGCCGCCATCTCGTCGAAGGTCGGGCTGACGCCGCCGGCGAGCTCGCGTTGGCGCAGGAAGGCCAAGAGCTGGGCCTGGCGGGGCGTCATGCCGCCGCCTCGCCATCGCGGAGAAACAGGTCGGGGCGCAGCTCCTCGCGGGGAACGCCGGTGGCTTTCTCGACCGCGACGACGCGCTCGGCGGGGACTCGCTTCCATTGCGAGAGCGCTTGCGGCGTTACCCCGAGGGCATCCGCAAGGGCCTTTGACGAGCCAATGCGCTCAATCGCCGTTCGCAGGGCGGCGTCCCTATCCGCTTCGTTCATGGCCGGCGACTTTAAGCGTCGCTTTAGTCCATGTCAAGCGAAAATCAAGCAACGCTTCACTGTCGCACGCTTAAGAAGTGCTTTAGCTTACTGATATGTCCATCGGTTCCCGCATCCGCGCGCTCCGCGACCGTCACAAGATCACGCAGGCCGACCTCGCAAAGCGCCTCGGCGTACAGCCTCAGTCCGTATCGCAATGGGAACGCGACGTGACGAGGCCCGAAACGCAACGCGCCCGCGAGCTTGCGGTGATTTTTGACGTGCCTCTGGATTGGTTGCTGAACGACGAAGACGGTCCTGTCAGCGGCGAATCGCTGCCAGCGACGTCAACGGATCTGGGATTCGCCCGATTCGATCCGCGCATTCTGCAATCGGTCCTGTCAGCCGCTCTTCACGCACTGGCGATGAGTCGCGAAACAGCGGACAAGATGGCCGCAGAGCTGCTGCAAATCGCTCGACTGCCGCCAGATCCGTCCGTGCCTGCCTCGCCCGAAGACCAGGCTCGTCTGAGAGCCGCGACTGTAATTGGGCTGCGACACTCCTGATAACGCTGCAAGTTCCTGATAACGCACACGTTTTGGTCACCCCCCCCCCCGATTTCACACCTCGGCAGGCTACAGCCGATTGGTCCGCTTACGCTAGGGCGGGTCCGCTACGTTTGTAACGCTAAACGATTGGCCTTTAATCATAATCCTCACTAGGGGACGGGCGAGAGGGAGCGGAATCCTCCCCCGCGGGCCTGCGCCTGCGCGGTGGTTAATACGCGCGCGCGGTAGTGAGATATATCTATCCTGATAGGTCGTCGGCGACGGCAGGCTGAGGCCTTGATCCAAACAGCGCGGAGCGCGCTGGCGCGCCCCGCTTGACGATCTGGCCTCCTGCGACATCCTCGAGATAGTCGAGGGACATCCGCC